ACCTCAACTATTAAAGAAAGACCTTGGTGTTTCACTGCAACGTTTTGTCTTAGTGCTGATAAAGGGCTATACCCACCAGGCGACTTTGATCTAAAAGAAGAGATTGTAAAGCAGGACAATGAAGAGTTTATATCCTCCGATCAAGAACAACTATTTTATGAATATAGGGCAGATTTTTACAAAAATTTTAATGTTAAGCATTGGTCACAATGACAACAGATAAATCAGTACAAGAATGGTTTGAAACATATTTGTTCCCCAAATATGACCATACCCGGTTAACAGCAGAACAATGGGATGAAATTTATGAAAACGGGGGCTATGGTGGGCAAGGTTCAGGAGCTGGTAGTTTATTAGAACACAACGAGGAATTAATAAAAATATTTGATGATTTTGTAATAAAGAATGAAATAAAAAGTTTAATAGATATTGGTTGTGGTGCAATGCAATGGTTACCGTTTTCCAACACATTTAGTGAACTTGATTATACAGGTATTGATGGTTCACAAATTGTAATAGAATCAAATATAGAAAAATTATCATCTCCCACAAAAAAGTTTATATGTAGTGATCTTTTTAAATTCGAAAGTGATGATGAGTTCGATTTATTGCTTTGTAAAGATGTATATCAACATAATCAATCAGACGAACTAAAGCAAGGATTGACACAAAAGATAAAATCAATAAAATCAAAACATAAAATGGTTATTGTTCCTCAAGATCTCGACGACGGAGAATATCCTTTAACATTAAACTATATGTCTGATGAAATGAAAACTATTATGTTTTATTAATATCTAAAGTGTTTAAAAATTTGCGTTGCGGTGAGCCGAAGGGGAAGTTATAAGATTCAAAAAATTTACCTATATTTTCTTCTTTTTCTAAAAATCTAGTTTCTGCAAAATTTCGGCCAGCTACTGATTCTTTTATAAATCTTCTTTCATTACCCAAAACTGCTTTTACTTGGTCTATCATTTCATCACCGGTTTTGAATTTAATCGGGGCATTTTCATATGTACATATATCTTGGCAAGCAACCGGTAATCCATAACAACTACCTTCAAGATGTTTTAAGTCACTTTTAGATTTGTTAAAATTATTGTCAATTAAGGGAGCTACCATCATATTACCATTAAGTGTATATATCTTTTCTGGGTAATTATAAAGTTCACACCATGGATGAAATTCTATTTTACCGTTTTGTACTAAGTCGTGTAGTTCTCGTGGAATGGCTCCTAAAAATACCCATTGAAAATCTTTAATTGTGTCTCTTATAGATTTGTTTACATGGTGAAAGTCATCTTTACCCTTAACTCTTCTATCGACATCTATATGAGCTCCGGAACCTGACCAAATAACTCTTGGTTTGTGTTTGTATTTTTCATAATCTGTTTCTATCTTGTCCCTATTGTAAAAATTACCCATCCAAAATTTGGGTACATAGTTGGGAATAACAGTAATATTAACGTCGTTTAATTTTTCTGAAAAATATTCTTTCATGAACGGACAAGTTACGGTCATTTCATCACACATTTCCATAATCTGTTGAATACCTTCTCTTATATTGTCGTCAGTAAAAGCAAATTTATATTTGTTATAATCTGGGATATCTTCCCTGAATGGTATATCATCGATTTCATATATCATTTTAAACCCAATTTGAGAAGCAATACTTTTTAAATGTTGTGCGAACTTTAAGTGGTCAGGAGATGCTTGTCGTTGTATTTTAAGTGCTTTAGCATTTCTGTAATGTTGAGGGTCTAATGTCATACAAGTACTTGTATGAACCATACATTTGTTACTTGCATTTAAAATATATTCTGGCCACATTACTCTCCAGAAACCACAGCCACCATAATCAGCAACATAATTCATAAACCGAGGGAGACCGGCTCCGTCCTTGGGTTTATGGGTAGCTTGAGGGTTTTGCTGACTAGCACCTTTCATAGCAAAATTATTTTGAAACGGATTTTGATTTCCGAAAGGTTGACCATGTTGAAACGGGGCTTGAAACATTGCTAGTATTTATTTTAATTTAGTTCTTTATCAATTTCTTGATACTTAACTCTTCGGGTGATACCATTACATTTTTCTAAATATATTACTTCGCCTGTAGCTGCTTTTACGCTTTCTTTTCTATGACTAATTACATAAACACATTCTTTATATTTTTCTACTCTTTCTCTTAATATATTTGTAACTAGATCTACCCCGCGTTCGTCTAAACTACTATCAAAAAGTTCATCATATATACTAAAATTAAATGCAACGTCACCTTGAAGTCTTCTTATATCCATAAAAGCAAATAAACATGCCAAATCTATATTTTTACGCTCCGCTCCTGAAAAATTAAAGTAAGAACATATTTTATTTTTTTCATTTATTATTTGTTCTTCAAAATATTCATTAAAAATACAAATACAGTTGCTATCCATTTTTTTAAGATAATATGCGAGCTTTTGATTGAATACTGTTAGTATTTTTTTAACAATATATGATTTAACCCCTTCTTCTGAAACAACATACTTAACAACGTCAAGCATATTAATTTTTATTTTTACTGTATCTAGCTTAGTTTTAATTTCTTTAACTTTTTTAAGATAATCGACTATAATATTGTCGAGATCAAAGTCATCGGAGTTTAATTCTTTAATATCTAATTTTAATTGATTTTGCCACTGTAATAATTGTTTTGCTTGTTGTTTTAAAACTTTTTGTTCGGTTAATTCATCGGTAGCTTGTTTAATATTTTTTCTTAACTTTAAAATACCTTTTCTTAGTCTATCTTCATTAGAAACTAGTTTATTAAAATTAGATGTATATTCTTTAATGATATTTTCTAAATTTTGTATTTTATTTTTTTCGTTTTCAATTTCTTTTTGAATATGTCTTCTATCATCATTAGTTACTTGCTTTAAACAAGTAGGACACGTTTCTTCATCTGTACCTATTATTAATAAGTTGTTTTTATATTGTTTACAGTTTGTTTTAAATTCACTAATTTTATCTCTTAATTCACTTTTAGATTCTGAGATTTGATTTATTTTTTCTTCAAATTTAAGTATTAACTTTTCATTTTCTTCAACCACAGCTGCTTCAATGTCTGTTAGTTTACTTCTTATGTCTAATAAATCTCGTTTATTGTCTTCTTGTCTGTTTTTATATTTTTTTACCTTTTGCTTTCTTTGAATTAATGCAGTTTCTTTTTGTTGCTTAAAGTTTATTAGTGTAGTGTTGTTTTCATCATATCGTGTGGATTCTATATCAAAATCTCTTTTAGTTTCGTTGTAATCATTACGTAAATTAGAAATCATATTACTAAAAATTTCTAAATTAAATATACCTTCAATAAATTTTCTTTTTTCTACCTTTTTCTTTGCCATAAAGGGTACCGTATTGTTAACAGTCATTATTACACAATTTTGAAACACTTCTTCTGAGCAGTTTATCAAATCTTTTATATATTCGTTGGTGTTAATGATAGAATCTCTTGTAATATCTTGTTCGTTTTTATATAGATAGCATTTAGATGGAGAAAGGGTTCTGTTTATTGCATAAGAATTAGATTCTAGAGGGGTAATAACTTTAAAATTCAATATTACCGAACATGTTTCGTTGGTTAAGTTATTTGGGATTAGTTCTTTTTTTAAATCTCTTAGTGTAGACCCGAAAATAGCAAAATTTATAGCATCAGCAATAGTACTTTTACCTACACCGTTACGTCTATCCTCTTTGTCCTTGTTAGAACCGGTTATAATGTTAAATCCTGTGTTAAATTGGACCTTTACATCATGATTCCCTACCGATAAAAAGTTTTGTATTGTTACCTCTTCAAAGAAGATTTGCTTCATAGATTGTCATCTAATATTATAGTATATTTCTAAGAAGGTCTACTTTTATTTTTAAGTTTAGATATAACGTCTTTTTTGGAGTATGTATCTATTAAATCTTGAATTTGACACTTAAATTTCATGTGAAAAAGCTTCATTCCTCGTAAAATTCTGTCTTCTATGTTTTCTTCATACATAACGTTGTTATCATTTACGATTAACTTGTCATTTACCGACTTAACATGCGGAAACCATAAAAATGGTGTGGATAAGTTTTGTTGAGACAATCTATATGAAAAATCTGACCATTCCATACCGGCCCTATATCGTTCATCAAAGAAACCACACTTTCTAAACACATCTTTATGTAAATACACCAGTGATCCTGATGTTCCCATGTTTAATGTTAGTTCATTGTCACCCAAATCAACAGTTAACCTAACATTATTGAATTGACCCCTAGGATCATCTTCATCTCTACAGAGATACAGTGCTTTTAGTTTAGTTTTTTCATAAACGTCAATAAAATCTTGAAATAATGTATCATCTAATATTTCTATAGAATCATTTACAATAAAAATGTGTTCTACTGATTCATCTTTTAATAATTCTCTAATACCAATATTATAACAAGCACTTGGGTACTTATCATATACGGTATTAATAAATTTTTTAATGTTAGAGTCCGCGGACACTCCCAATAATGTTTTATCATCTGGGTTTACATTTTTACCATCATTAACAACAACTGTTTTATCTAAAACGTCAGTCAATCCGCGTAATGCTTTTTTTAAGTTTTTACCACCTAACGTGAATAATACTATGCCTATTCCTTGCATGATTTATATAAGTCTACTGTATATTGAATAACGTCATGTTTATTATTAATGTCCAGCATGTTAACAAAGTCTGTAATTGCTGTTTCATAATCTACACCAGAGTATTCATATTCCAGTTCGCCTTCTACTGAAAATTTATTGAAGTTAATTTCGTAATCAACATTAATTGAAAAGGGTTTTAAGTTGTTTAAACAAACCATTATGATGTCTAAATCATCTGCTTGAATATTTTTGTCTATAACTAGCTTAATAATGTTTCCTTTTATTAATTCTTTTAATTTTGTGGTAACACCAGAGAATTTAATAAGTTCACTCAAAAGAAGTTTTTTATGAACAGGTGATATGTCATTAATGTAAAATACAGGATTGGTTATGTCATTAAAATCTAAAATATAATAACCTTTTTCACTTTCAGCGTCACCAAAATCCATTTGAAAGGGATTACCCAGATATAATATTTTGCCTGCGTTAAAATTACGTTCTGTTTTTAAGTGAAAATGGCCTGATATTACCATTTTGGATTTTTTAAGAAGAAATTCAGGGCTATCACCATGATCGCATATTTTAAAGTTGTTCATTTTGAAGTTGGTCAATTCAAAATGCCCAAATATTAAATCAGATTTAGGAATTTTTTTGATATCTTCACCCCACGGTACGAAAGTAACGCGGTTACCATATATTTCTTCTGTTGTAAGGGTGTCGATTACTGTTATGTTTTCCCACCCACTAAAAAGAGATAAAGAATTAACGCAACTTGTATCTTTATAATAACAATCATGATTCCCGGTGATCATTATGATGTTATAGTCTGTAAGTATATCAAAAAATTGTTTTGCTACTTGAAGACTGTTAACAGCAATTTCATCTCGATAATGAAACAAATCACCACATATCATTATGTCTTTTATTCCTTTTTGTTTTAAATTTTTATCTAGCCATCTTACCCAGTCGAGAAGAATTTTATGCCAGTTACTGTTGTTTTGATGGACCCCTAGATGAACGTCGGAAATACAGCATATTTTTGGTTGTTTGAATTCTATAGAAGCCACTTTAAATATAATATAATATTAACAAATGAGTACAACTCTAGTAACAGGGATTTATTATAGCGACAGAGAAGGGGAGCTCGGCGGTAGGTGTTGGAGAGAACAATACTATTTTTCTTCTTTTCAAAATATATACAATTTTGGTTTACCAACGATCATATATTGTGATAAACAAGGCTACCCTAAATTAAAAAGATATGTAGATTATTTAGATTCTATTGGTGTACCTAATAAGCATAAACTAATCCAAAGTGAATTAGGGGATTTCAAATACAAGAAGCAAATTATTGCACATAGAAAAAAAGTTATTAGGTGGTCAAAAGCAGAAACGAAAAAGAAGCAAAAAGAAAACCCTGATGAACCCGGATTTTTCCATGCAAGATGTGAAATTTTATGTCACCGAAAAATGTATTTTTTAAAAGAGGTTGCTGAACTCAATCCATATAACACAGAAAATTTTCTTTGGGTAGATTCAGGTGTTACTCATTGGGGTCTTAACCCATTTAGTCGCGGCGGGGTAGAAATAAATAACTTTTTTAATAAAAAACATTATTATCCGCACAATAAGAAAAATATGTATACCCCTTTAATAGGAAAGGGTTTAGATAATTTGATCGATAAACACAAGTTTGTAGGAATAAAGCACGGTAATTTGTGGTATAATCAACACCATGTGAAAACCCTACAACAATTTTTACAAAAAGAATATAAGTTGTCAGAAAGCGAAAGCAATTTTTCAAAACAACTAGTTGGTGGTGTAATAGGAATACACCCATCGGAATTTAAATCATTTTTTGAATTTTATGAAAAAGCTTTAATAGAGTTGTGTAATACAAAACCACCTAATACAGATTTTTTCACAGAAGAAATAATTTTATCTGCATATTATAAAATTCGAAATTGGTTTACTTTAGATTTTCAAGAGTGGAATCACGACGTTAAAGGTGATCCTAGTTTTGTTGATTTTGGAGATGAAGATAGATCACATATAAAATGTTTTTATAAAGTATGGGATGAATTTAAAGAGTATGCTTAATCATACAACGCGTCATCTTCGCTAATAGGTTTCACATATACTTTTTGTTCAGCTTCATCACTTGAGTTTAGTGTTTCTTCATACACCCGTTCTTTGTATTCGTTCAAAGCTTCATGGTGTCTTTTTTCTTTCTTAATCCTGTTAATAAATGCGTGAAAAGCAATTGTAGTAAAATATGAAAATGGGTTGTACTTTTTACCATTTGAATCGCATGCATCTAAATTAAACTTTTTATTAAAAAGAGCAGTAAACATTTTGACTACTGCATCACCAATCATTTCATCTTTATACGAGTAATTTATAAAATTAGGCGCATAACTTAAACCATGTGCAATTTTTGTGATCATTTCACCTAGATCTTCACCACAAACATCTGAATCATAATATTTGGCAATGGCTTCTTTAAATTCTTTTGAATTGACGTAATGCTCTTTACTTTTGGGTTTTATTTTTACCCCATTTTTTGGTTTCTTTGCTTGCATGGCTATCTATAATTATATTATTGTTTATATTAAGTTCAACTATTTATTTTTCGTAAAAATTACTTATTTTAACGTTAATATTTTCTTCTGTATATAATTGCATTCTTTTATCGGAATGAGCTTCACCATATCGTAGTTGGTCGGCTATATCAACGACAACTAATTTGTTTTTGCTTTCGTGCAAACGAAGTCCACGACCGATCGACTGTAGGATTTTAATTTTAGCTTTACCGCCACTAGCAAAAACAATGTAGTGTAAATTATTAATGCTGATACCAGTAGAGAAAATCCTGCTAATGGCAATACAAACAATATTATTATCCCGCTCAATAAGTCTTTTAACTTTATCACGTTCTTCAACATCTACTTCTCCTCTAATGAAATATATTTTTTTTCCATCTTTGTTATTATTTAGTTCTTTGAAAAGTGCTTCCCCATGTTTAATAAAATCTACTAATATTAGTGAATTATTTTTAACACCCATAGTTAATTTTTTAATTACTGTGTTTCGAAAAGCGTTTTCAAAAAGAAATTCAAATTCTTGTCTATATCGTATACCGGGGTCAGTTATGTCTATTGAATACTTTGGTTGTGTTTTGTAATGTAATTTAATTACATGTGCAACTGCACTACTAACAAAATTTTCCAACCGAAGTTCATAGCTGGTTTTTTGATATATAACAGGGCCTATTTTACCAATTATATTCCATTGATCTGCATTATTATCGGGCAAGGTTCCTGTAAACCCGAATTTGTTTTCTGTTATTATGCTTTTTACCAACTTATTTACTTTATTAGATCTTCTGACCTTATGACATTCATCAATTACTAATACATCGACATGTTTAACCCAATCTAAATCTGTTTTTTCACTTTGCAATATACCCAGGTTGGCAATAATAACATTATTTGTTAGATCTACTGGGGTGCTACCTGTCCATTTACAGAAAGAAAATGAAACACCATATTTAATAAAATCATCAAATGTTTGATTTACTAATCCTAAATCAGGAACAACAATTAAAACTTTCCATGTTTCTTGCTGTGTTTTTTGGTATGTTCTTTCTAACATACTAGCCATGGTAAGTGTTTTGCCTCCTGCGGTTGCTAGCATGACCACCCCCCTACCTTTATCTAAGCATTCATCTACAATTTTTTTTTGGTAATCTCTTAATTGTAAGGAAAGTTTACCGTTATTACCATGAAGCATTTGAGGCTTAATAGCTTCTATAATATTTTTTTCAAGATGTATTTTCTTTTCTGGGAATTCTTTTTTAATATATTGAATTATATTTGCTGTTAAACCTACTTCATATTTACCTGCAGGGGTTATAACGTAGGTCCGTGCCGGCATATATCTACCATACCGTCTAGCAAAACGTGCGCCTTCGTTTTCAAAAGAAAAATGTTCTCGAATGATACCAAGATCTTCAGTTCTTACTGTGGCCTGACGTTTTCTTTTGTCGTAATCAAAAACAACCATTGTATTAATTATAATGAAGTTACCTTATTTTTCAAGCTTGAAAAAATAATAAAGAAAAAACAACCCTACCTATTAATAGGTAGGGTGTTCTGGGATAATTTAATTAAATTATCAGTAGATCTTAAACATTATTTAAATTCTAAATCTAATCCTTTACGCCACCCAAGTACTACATTTAATAGCCATGCATATGCAGCTCCACCGAGCCAACCTGCAACACCAAAAGATATAACATCTTTAATATTGGCTGTAACAGAATCTCCGATCGTCCCAATTGCTGCGTCCAAGTCGCCTAAACCACCACCAGCAATAACAGCTAGTACAGGAAAAACAACAACCTTAATCACACCTGTTAGTGCCCCCAGCAAAGCAGCAATATTTGCTAAGGACAGTACCCCGACTTTAGTTAATTTTTTCATTACAATTTATTTAAGCAAAAAAACCCTATTATTTGCTCTTTTTGCTTCGTATTTTCGTTAATTCCTTATGGATTTCAAAAATAACCAACATTAATTCGGCGTAAATGCGACAAACAACAGGACCACCTATAACCATAGCTAACCCAGTAAGTAAATCAGCAGTAAATGCTGTGAATAACCCAACAATAACTGCAACACCGGCTCCAATATAAGCGAGTATTTTTAAGATCCCGGGAGTGATCATGTATTCATAATTTAAGAATGCTTTCATACATGTATTTATTATACCTCTTTCAAAATTTCTACTAATAATAAATATTTCGGACACTCCCAATAATTATTGGGGTAGATCTTCTTTAGCTAACTTACCACCAAAGGGTTCATATTCTGGGGTAGTTACGTCTATATTGTCTTTTGCGAACATTTCCTTAAAATAATCAATATATAAACTATCAAATTTACCCCACCTTACAAGCTCTACATATTGAAGTAATGGTGAATCTGTTTGACCTTCGTCTCTAGTTAATAGAGTACCACCTTTACCTTGTCTACAAGCAACATAATTCCATTTTTTAGAATATTTCCTTAGTTCTTTGTCTGTTTCTAATACCCACCCAGAAAAGCTACCCTCTTTACTCTTTAGTAATTCAATAAATCTATCTTTATTCCATATTGCTGCTTGTAGTGAATTCCTATATTCGTTATTTTCTGAGATTGTTCCAAAATTTACATTATTAATAGGGCCTTCGGACACTCCCAATAATGGTAAGTCGGGTTCTGGCATCGATATACAACGCATTTTTGTTATATCGTTCCTTTCCATGTAGTTTAATGCATGATAGAAGTTATTTGATTCAACAGGATTGACTATTATTTGATCTTCCACCATGAATAACACATATTTTGTAGAAACCTTTTTTAATCCTTCTAAGACCATGGGTTTAAAGTGACTAGCATTTTCATCCCATTTAACTCCAGTTACAACACATTCAATATCTTTACTTTTATATTGTTTTTTGTTACTTATTGTTAAAACCTTATAAGGGCATTTCCAGTTTTTCTTGTGATAAAAATCCCATATTTTTAGAATAGGTTGGCACGTGTCAGAACTTAACACTAATATTGTACAATCAAAGTTTGGCTTCATATAGTTGTAATTCATGTGGGCTTCCTACGACATGTTGTTTTTCGTGTTGTTTTAATTTAAAGTCTAATATTGTATAGTCGCGGTCTAGTAAATCATTGTAGGTTAAAGACACATACACTTCGTTGTTTTTAGTATACCCCTTTTTGGTAGCACCTATAAAAGAGGAATAAAAAAGATCGGCGGTTTTCCAATAATGTGTTCCGATTAATCCGTGATTTGATACAACATCTTTTTCAGTAAAAAGGACGGCTTTATAGTTTTCATCGCACCTCATGAAACTATAGTGGGGGTCGCATGTATTAATGGTAACAACTGCCCCGTCCGGATCTTTTAATTTTAAAAATTTTAAAAATCTTTCGGGTTCCCAATCTAATATTTGGTCTACGTTTGTTTGTAGTAGTGGTTCATTATCAGGAACAAAGCCTTTTGTTTTATATACTGTTTCTGCCGGGCCGCTAGTAACTTCGTCTATAAATTGAATTTTTGCATTAGGGCAAAAATTAAGTATATGGCTGTATGCATTGTATTTTTCCTCATGTTCCTTTAAAACAACAAAATAATAATTACCTTCAATGCCTATACTTTCGTAAGCCCTTTGAATCATTGACTTTCCTTTTATATCTATAAAAGGTTTAGGGGTATCAATTCCTACTTCTTTAAAAGCTGAGCTTTTACCAGCCATAGGTATAACGATGTTCATTTTATGATTTAATAGTGTTTTTAATATATTCAAATAGGTGAGCTGCAACACCCCCACCACCTTTTACAGGTAAAACGCAAGAAATTTTTTGTATTTCAGGTATTGCATCTTCAGGGCAAAAAGCATAACCAACTTCTTTCATAATATCTAAGTCTTGTATATCATCTCCCACAAAAGCTACATCTTGTTTGGGTGTATTATAATCAAAACATATATCATTAAGTTTTGTTACTTTGTTTTCACCTTTTCTGTGCACAACATTGAGTAAATCAAACTTCCTTCTTTTAGCAAATCCTGGATTTATATCTAAACTTCCTGTAAACAAGGCTACTTTAATTGAAAGTTCATCATAAAATCGTCTTAATGCTGTAATGTCTTTTTGATTATATCTTTTCCACAGTACTTCACCTTCTTGGTTATATGCTGCGGTACCATCTGTTAATACCCCGTCAATATCAAATAAAATTAGTCTTAAGACGTTCATTGGGTTTCTAATTTTTGTATTTCTATAATATTTCTTACGTCAAATCCTATAGAGCTCATTATTTTTTCTACTTTTTCGAGATATTCAATTAACACATACTGTTCTTGAATTTTATTGTTTAATTCTTTTATGTTATCTGTATTTGCAGCAACTTTTTCAGCTGCTGGTGTAGATAAACGAACATTGCTTTGTTCCTGTATTACTTTTGTTAGTTCAATTAATTTTTCGGTCTTTTCTTTCTTTAATTGATTTAATTCATGTTTATGTCTCATTAATCTACCTACCCATAAATGTCTCCTTCCGGGTAACTGTAATTGTACATCTTTTAAAGTAAATTCATCTATAACTAATTGTTCATTTAGTTCTTTTTGATAACTAGTTAATATATCATTCATCTAATAAATATTATTGCTTACATCCATTAATGTCAATCTATAAAAACGCATTTTTAAAATCTATCTTAGAAGATGAAGCTGGTAATGTCGCTGGTTCAGGTGGTCCTTTAGGTTCTTGGACACAATCTCACTTTTCTGGAGATTTTTATGCTCCTGGTGATGCTAGAAGGCCTTTTGGCTTAGGTGCAGTGCAAAAACGTGCCGGTGTTTCGAAGAAAAAGAAAAAGAAAAAGAAGAAGAAAAAGAGTAGAACAAAATCCAAAAAGAAATAAATTATTGAGTGGATAACTACGGTCACTGGACTTATAATCTCGAAGAGAAAGAGATACCGAACACGTTCTACGGTTTTATTTACCAGATAACAAATACAACCAACGACAGAAAATATATCGGAAAGAAACAATCAACTACAATTCTTAAGCGACCACCTCTTAAGGGTAGAAAAAATAAAAGACATGTGGTTAAAGAAACAGATTGGAAAATATATACAGGTTCATCGGATAAGTTAAATGAAGATATTCAAAAGTTAGGTAAAGACGAGTTTAAATTCGAAATATTAAGGTTTTGTCAAAGTAAAAGTGAACTTGCATATTATGAAGCTAAAATGCAATTTGATAATGATGTTTTATTAAAAGAAGAGTATTACAACGGAATTATTAACTTAAGATTGGGTAAGATTAAAAAAGTTGATTAACAATAGGTAATAAGTTACAATATATGGGTGAGGTTTATACTTCCAGAACATAATATCATCTTAATAGATTTTCAAGATATACATAAAAAATTTGAAAAAGATTTGATTGATGATATACATAGTAACGAGCTACTTAGTACATTTAAAGAGAAAAATTTTCAGAATAAAGATATAAAAAAGCTATTTTTTCATCACTCTATAAAAGGAATTGTGGAATATATAAACAAAATAAAATCACACAACAAGGTAGTATTATATTTTAACAACACTCAATTTTATGAAAGTGAAATTTTGCATTATTTACCAGAAAAAGATTATTTAAGTTTGTTAACTAAGTTGTTAGTTAAGTTAAGACATGTATTACCCGTTAAAGTAGTAATATCACTTAGAAGCTTAGCTTACTTTAAAGAATTAATTCAGAAAAATGACGGAAGAGCAAAAGGTACAGTATTAAAAATATATTCTACCATATCAAAATTTAAAATAGAATCGTTCACTTTTGAAAAAGTTAAGAAATTCGCGAACAAATATCAATTAACATTTCTCTCTAATGATTATTTTGATAATATAAAAACAAAACAAATGATATTTAAATAAATATATAAAATGAAGTTTGATCAAGCTATAAATGAAGGGTATGGTAGATACGTTAGTGATCAAGAATCGAAAATGATACCAGTCAGTGAAGACGTTTTAAAAAGAGCAGCGGAAGTTGCTTATAATGCCTTAGGCACAACCACATACGGAGAAAACCCAGACCTAATGAAATTATATCAACACACGTATTTAGATCTAAAACAAGCACTTAAATCTGGTGGGGTAGAATATTCTGAGGATGAAGATTTTGAAGATCTAGAAGGGGCTACAGATGAAACACAACAAGAAGGGGAAGATTTTGATGGTGTAAATGCATCAGCCTTATCTAAGGCTTTGTCCTTAGGTAAGCAATTAAAATCTCCTGAGGTTGCTCAAGCCACACAAGAGCTTCATGGTAAGGTAGCACAAAAAATAAAGGATGTAACAAGTAAATTGTCATGAAAATAAAAAGTAAATTTTTTAAATTAATAAAGAATAAGCACAATGTATTGCAAGAACAGGTGCCGCCGGCACCACTTGCACCTGGTATTGACCCAGCTGCTGTTCCACCTGGTGGTGAGATGGTAGCTACTCAAGAAACAGAAACAATAACAGAACCTGAACCTGAGATCAAACAGCTGACATCCGAAGGTGAAGTGGAACTTATACGTCTTATTTTAAAAGCACTGATTGTTAACCCTACTGAAGGTACTATACCACCGGAATTGCTTGACGATGAAATTAACGAAAATAACGGCAGAGCGATGTTATCTAAGATAAGAAATTATTTGAACACTTACACTGACGACCCTGAAATTAATTACTAATGAAAAAGTATAGATCACTTGAAGACGTGTATGCCAATATAGATCAAACGGTAACACTATTACCTAGACAGACAATTAATGAATGGGCGATATTGTTTGCCGATGAAGAAGCCGGACCAATAAAAATAGGCGATGTGGATGATAAATTTTTGAATAGATTAAAAAAAGATATTGGTAACCATCAAGGTGGTGTTAAAGACTTGTTACAAAATTTAGTGAACTCAGGTCATTGGTCGTCTGGGATGAAAGACCAAGATTATCATGATAAAATTTTATTACCCGCAATAGAATCATTTATAGACATACCTGATGATATAGATGCAAATCAGTTAAAACACCTAATAAAAAATAAAAAGAATTTAACCGGGTTTGGGGATCAAATTAAAAATGCTGTTGTTAATAATGGTTCATTTAATTATCTAGATAGTTTGGAAGAAGTTGCATCCCCGGTATTTAAAGGCAACACAAGACAGCTATTAGATAGATTATATGCATTAGATTTTCAACAAAGCAATGTTAATGTAGGTAAAGGTGAATTAGTAGCAACACTATTTTCTAATGCCGTAAAAGGTAAAAAAGGAGATTTATATATAGATGGTATTGGTGAAGTAGAAATAAAAGGGACGCAAGGCCGCCCCGGTAAATCGGGAGGGACAGTAGTGTCTGCAAGAAAAATCCTTCCAAAAATGTTAAAGGATAAAGGTCATGACATTTATACCGGAAGAGAAATACAGAAATTTTTATTAAATCTAACTAAGAGTATAAATGAGTTAAAGGGGTATATTTCTTCGTTGATAGGTAATCCTAAATTTACTGAACGTACTCAAGAAATTTTACATCATATATCTGATTATGTTGAACAATTTACAGACCCACAAAATATAAAAAATATTGATAATAACGACTTTTATACAAGTAAATTAGATCTTGAAAAAATGATTCATAGCTCTGGGTTACCTTCAACTCAGGTAAAAACAGCGCTTAGCAAATTAAATCAAGGTTCTAACTCAAAACCTGGCCTAGAAAAAACATTTAAAGAATTTCAACATTCTAAAGACAGAAAAACCATTACACCCGGTAATGAAGAAGATTATCATTGGAGTGATGTAGTTAAACAATACTTCATGGGTGACTGGGGACTAACAAAAGATGACATAGTTGATGGGTTTGTTGTATTAGCAAACGAAGATATTAATTCACAAGAAGAAAGCCAGTTAAGAGAAGCATTAAACGTAATAGTAGATGACGATTTACTGTCAAGATTAGCAAACGAAGATAAAGGAGCTTTAGATACTGTTGTAGCTACAATACATTCTGCTTTATATCACAACAGAGAAGAATTTCCTATTATGCTTTTGGTT